GGAGAAAACGAGCCTGGGGCAGGAGAAATTAATGAAGGCGGTGGCCGACCGCCGCATTGCCGAGGCCGAGGCGGCGCGGTTGGAGCACCAAACGCTGTCACGCCGGGGGGTTGAACAGGCCTGGGACTTCATGCTGCAGGCAGCGAGGGCGCGATGGATCCAGCTTCCGCCGAAGGCCGCGCTGGCTTTTCCAACCTGGGTTGATGCGCGGGCCTGCGGGGCGTGGACGGAGCAGCAGATTTGCGAACTTCTGGACGAATTCAGCCGGTCGCCGGATTACAACTTAAAAGAGAAACCGGAAGCCGCGGCTGTTACCGCGCCCGAAACGTGACCAAGGAGGCAAAGCTGCTAGAGAACCGCCGGGCGTTGTGCGGGCCGCCGCGCAAGGAATCCATTCTCGCATGGGCCGAGCGGGAGCGGAATCTGGCGGAGGGTGTTTCATCCATTCCGGGCCGGTTCCGGGCGTTGCCCTACCAGCGCAAGCCCCTCGATGCCATCACGGACCGCGCCTATTCGGAGCATGTCTGGATGATCGCCTCCCAGACAATCAAGACCGAATCCATCAACTGCGTGATCGGATATTTCATGGACGCCGAGCCCTGCGGGATCATGGTCGTTTATCCGACGCTCGACGGTGCCAAGGAATACTCAAAGAAGAAGCTGTCGCGGATGATCCGCGGCACGCCCTGCCTTCGAAACAAGGTGCGGGAGTCGCGCAGCCGCGATTCGGGCAACACGCTGCTTTCCAAGGAATTTCCCGGGGGCGATCTGCGCATCTCTGGAAGCAATAGTCCGGCTTCGCTGCGCGGTTCCTCGCGGCGCGTGGTGATTCAGGACGAGATCGACTCCTACGAGGCCAGCGCCGGCAGCGAGGGCGATCCCTGCGCCCTGGCCGACACACGGGCGGAGAATTTCAGCAATGCTATTTTCATCAAGGCGAGCACGCCGACTATCAAGGGCCTCTCGCGCATCGAGGAGAAATTCGAAGAATCCACCAAGCACCGCTATTTTGTTCCCTGCCCGCACTGCGGCCAGAAGCAGACGCTTAAATGGGCGCAGCTGCGGTGGGAGCCAGACAAGCCCGAGACCGCCGCTTATTATTGCGAGAAATGCGACAAGCCGTGGACGGATGCCGACCGCATCCGCGCCATCTATCAAGGCGAATGGATTGCGGAATTTCCCGGCCGGAAGCGTTTTGGCGCGCATCTCTCGGGGCTTTACCGCCTCATCGGGCTCAAGGATACCTACAAGAACTTTCTGCATGAATTTGCGGCCGTCTTCCTCGACCGCAAACATGCGGGCGAACAATCAATCAAGGCGTGGCAAAACACGTTCCTTGCCGAATCCTATGAAGAACAAGCCTACCGCATTGCTGCCGAGGATGTTTCTAACCGATGCGAATCGTATAACGACAGTCCTTTGCCCGGTGGCGTACTTGTCATTACCGCCGGCGCGGACGTACAAAAGGATCGTATCGAACTCGAATGCGTCGGCTGGGGCATCGACGAGGAGAGCTGGGGTTTGGGTAAAACTGTATTGGTGGGTGATCCCGAAAAAGATGAGGTGTGGTCGCGGCTCTCCGAGGTCTTGCTGCGCAAGTTTAAGACGGCGGGGTCAATTGATCTTCCGATTCAACGCACCTTCATCGATATGCAATACAAGACGCCTATGGTTCTCCGTTTCTGCCAGAAGCGGATCACGCAAGGCGTTTATCCGTGCCGGGGATTATCGCGTACCGGCCTCAACCTCCCTCCGCTTCTTCCAGCACGGCCTTCGACCAACAACAAGCTCCGGCTTCCCCACTGGAACATCGGCGTCACCATCGCCAAAAGCACGATCTATGACCGCATGAAGCTGCCGGTTCCCGGGGCGCGTTCCATGCACTTCCCCGAGGGTTATGGCTATGACGAGGATCATTTCCGGCAGCTGGTAAGCGAGCGCGTGATGGTGAAATACAGCTATGGTCAGGCCTATTATGTTTTTGAGAAGGACAACCAGCATGTGCGCAACGAGGCGCTGGACATCCGCGTCTATGCCTATGCGGCGCTGCAAAGCCTGATGCCGATCGGCTGGGCGCGGGTGGCGGCGAACATCGCGCAGCGCGAGAAGGCGATTGCGGACCGCGCCAATCCGCCACCGCCGCAACCAGAGAGGGTTTTTGACCTGAACCCGCCCGCTGCGCCAAAGCCGCAGAAGCAGGCGCCCATTGGAGTCCACATGGGGCCGCGCACGGGATTCGGCGGTCGCAAGGGATTCGTGAAGGGCTGGCGCTAGTCTGTATTGACAAGTTCGCTACAAAGCCCATAGAGAACGGGCATGGCTTCTACTTTGCCGACTCCCCCGACAAGGGAGCCCCAGCACATCACCGCGGGAAACTTTGTTCAGTGGAATCGGATGGCGACGGGGCACGGCCCGTTCGGGCAGGACAGCTTTCCGGCAACGCAATGGACCCTGACTTATTATCTTCAGGGCCCCCAGATTTATTCCTTTGTCGCCGGTGTTGACCCGGATGGCACCGATTTTCTTATCACCCTGACTCCGACGCAGACCGCAGCATGGCTTCCGGGCTTCTACAAGGTTTCGGCATTCGTAACGGCAACAGACGGCTCCGGTGACCGGCTGTATTTCGAGCCCTATTTCAAGGTACTCGAAATCAAGGCCAACCCGGCGGTTAACCCGCAGGGCGTCGCCGATGCGCGCCCATGGGCGGTGCGGATGCTGGAGACTGTGGAAAAGGCCATCGCGGACCTTGCCAGCCGCAGTGCCATGTCCGTTTCCGTGAATGGCCAGCCGTACACGATCCAAGACATTGAAAAGCTCTACCGGATGCGTGGGCGCTTCGAGGACGGGGCGCGCCGGATCGAGGAGCAGGAGCGGCTTAACTCCGGCCTGGGCGCCAAGAAGAATATCTTCGTGCGCTTCCGGAAGCCCGCCGCCGAGGCCTTTCCGCAATTCCCATGGCCGCCGTAAAACCCCCTATCATCCGTGCGCACAAGCGATCCAAGCAGCTCGGCAAATACCATCGCCGGATGTCCGCCAAACAGGACCGGCGCTACGATTACATGAAGGCTACCGATGCCAACCAAGACGCACCCCCGCGCTAAGGCAATTTCCAGGGTTCGGGCCGGCCGAAAGAAACCCGGCCCCCTTGTCGTGCATACGCCCAACGCCACCATCGCTTATAGTGGCGGCAATGGCAACCGCCAGCGCGCCACCAACCAGTTCCAGCCCCGACAACAGGGGCAGCGAAGCTACGATGCCGCGATGTGGAACCGGCTCACCGAGGATTGGTGGGCCCCGCTTACGACCGGCGATGCCGAGTTGCGGACGCGCATACGCACCATACGCAACCGCATCCGCGAGCTGGCCCGAAACAACCCGTATGCCCGGCGCTTTCTCTCGGCGCTGGAAAACAACGTCTTCGACCACCACGGCATCAACCTGCAGATGAAGGCCGGCGAATGGGTGAAAAAGAAGCAGGGTCCGGCGGAATTCCAGCTTGACGTGATGGCCAATCGCCTGGTGGAAACCGCCTGGGCTGACTGGTCCCGCGATCCGACGGTGAGCGGAAACATGACCCTCAACGCCGCCATGCGGATCATCCTGACCAACACCGCCCGCGACGGCGACACGCTCACGAAACTCCTGCGCGGCGCGAAATTCAACCGCTTTGGATTCGCCCTGCAGCTCATGGAGGGCGACATTATCGACGATTACCGCAATGACCGGATTGTCGGTCAAGGCGATGAGCCCAGCCACGTCAATCAAGTCCGCATGGGCGTCGAGGTAAACCCCTACATGAAGCCGGTCGCCTACTGGCTATTGAAGAATTACCCGGGCGACTGGCTCTATTGGCCGAGCGAGGGCCTGTGGTCCGACCGCTATACCGCCGAGAACGCGACCGGAGCCCCCAATTTTATCCACCTGCTTATCAAGGACCGGATCACGCAAGTTCGCGGCGTCTCGTGGCTCGTGACGGCCGCCAACGCCATGCAGATGCTTGATGGCTTCGATGAAGCGGCGATCACCGCCGCCCGGGTTGGCGCCGCCAAGATGGGCTTCATGGAACGGCCGGTGCCCGAGGGACAAACCTATACCGGCGAGGAGGACAAGCAGGGCAACGCGCAGATGGAGGCGGAGCCTGGCGCCATCGAGGAACTGCCTTATGGCATGAGATTCGCCCCATGGGATCCCGCCTACCCGAGCGAGGCCTATGCGCCGTTTGTCAAGGCCTGCCTGCGGCGCATCGCCTCGGGGCTTGGCATGAGCTATAACCTGCTTTCGAGCGACCTGGAGGGTGTCAATTATTCGTCGATCCGAGCCGGAGTCCTTGACGAGCGGGAGCAATGGAAGGCGATCCAGACCTGGTTCATCGACCGCTGGCTGCGGCCGGTTTTCGAGGAATGGCTGAAATCCGCGATGCTTTCCGGGCAGGTCAATCTGCCGTTCGCCAAGTTCGACAAGTTCAACCTGCCGAACTTCCGCCCGCGCCGCTGGGACTGGGTGGACCCGATGAAGGACGTGCAGGCCGATGTCATCGCCATCAACAACCGGCTAAAGTCGCGCAGCGAGGTCATCAGCGAGAACGGCAATAGTGAATTTGAGGAGGTTATCGACGAGATTGCGCAGGAGCATAAATATGCCGAGGGGGCCGGCGTGGAATTCCCCGCGATTCAGGCGCCCCCGCGCCAGATCGCCACCGGAGACATGGCGCCCATGGCTCCCGCCGGGGGCGACGGAAAGGGAGAAGGCAAGGAGGACTGAGCGATGCCGTTCAACAATTTTATCAACACGGGTGCGCAGGAGGTGACTCGCTCACGCACAGCCACCCTCACCAATCTCGAAAGCCGGCCGTTCCCCCCGCTGTTCTACGGCGACCAGCCGACGATGAATTTCTTCTTCGCCTACAACGGGCTCATTGAAACTTTCAGCGGGGCCAACAATTACGGGCTCGTGGTCACATTGGCGCATCCAACGGCGGCGCCCTTCGGCGGCTATTACAGCCTGAGCTGCGGCGGCGTGACGACGGATCAGCTGCTTTGGAACACGAACGCCGCCGGAATTCAGGAGGAATTGAATGCGTTGCCGGCGATTTCGGCAGTGGGTGGGGTTTATGTTATCGGGCAGTTTCCCGATTTCCTTATCTATGCGAATCAGGGGGGCGCCTTCCCGGCCATCACCGCGAACGCCTCGCTGTTGCAACCCGACAGCTCCATAACCCTGACCGTCCTTACGGCTGGTACGGGCACCACACGCCAGCAGGTTCAGCTATCGCTTCGCCAGGCAATCCTAGCTTCACAGACCAGCTGGGCTCAAATCGCCAGCCCCTATGCCGGCTGGAGCGGTATCCTTCCACTGAATACAAACGTCGCCAGCGCGGCCATTGCCGAGCTTGGTGCGACAAACCCAAGTATGCGGGAAATGGATACGGTCTTGACAATCCAGGTTAGTTACTCCAATGCGAACACGACGACGCTCACGACCTATCACCAGAGCCCCGTGAAGCTGCGCCTGCCCTAACCAATTTTCACCATGCCATTCCCCAACGAGCACGCGGCCCGGCTGGAGCCGCCCAGCAAATACGAGAAATTCCGGCGCGAGAATGACAAATTTGGGCCGGGAATCCACGCCGTTTTTGGCATTACCAAGGCCGGCAAGGCGGAGTTGCAGTCAATTCACTTTGACAAAAACAAGTTCACGCCGGAGCAGGCGAAGGCGTGGTGCAGGGACCATGGGCATAAGGTGATCCTGTTCGAGCCGGCGACCAACAAGAAGTCGCTATCGGTTTCGGACATCATGGCGGATACGCGGATGCGCGAGGGTTATCACCGGCAGTACGCGCTGGAGCAGCGCACGATCGACAAGGAGAAGCGCACGGTCGAGCTTTCCTTCGCCAGCGAAACGCCGGTGGACCGCTGGTATGGTCAGGAAATCCTCGACTGCGCGGAGAAATCCTGCGACCTCTCGCGCCTCAAGGATGGGGCGCCGCTTTTGCACAACCACAACCCGAGCGAGCAGATTGGCGTCGTCGAGGATGCCAGGATGCACGAGGACCGGAAAGGGCGCGCCACCGTGCGATTTTCCCGGTCCCAGAAGGGCGAAGAAGCATTTCAGGACGTGATCGACGGGATACGGCGAAAGGTTTCCGTCGGTTATCAAGTCAACAAGATGGAACCCGACAACGATGCGGCGGAAGTCGCAAAGACCGGCGTGAAACCAAAGGAGGAGGAAGAACTCCCGATGTTTCGCATCACCAGTTGGGTGCCTTACGAGTTGAGCCTCGTCAGCCTGCCCGCCGACAATTCCGTCGGCGTGGGCCGCAGTCAAACCAATCAATCCATTACTACAATGCCTGATCCAATCCCGGCGGGCACCGATCCAACTCCGGCCATTACGGTCAATGAGAAGGACGTGCGCGCCGCAGAACAGAACCGGGTGCGCGAGATTTACGCGATCGCCGCACGGTTCAAGGTTCCCGACGAGCGCCGCGACAAGGCGGTGAACGACGGCGAATCCCTTGACGCCTACAAGGACTGGGTGCTCAAGGAACACCTCAAGGCCGAGCCGGTGCAGGTTAGCCCGGACATCGGCATGAGCCGGCGCGAGAAAAAGCGTTATTCGCTGGTCCGCGCCCTTGCCCTGCTTGCCAATAACCGCCCGCTCGATGGCCTCGAAAAGG